TTAGATTCAATTATTTGAGCTAAATTGTCGGATTGTATTACTCTTAAATAGTCTAAATCTCTTAATAGTCGTGCCATGTTACAAAATTATATTACTAATTAACACTATTGTTACTATTGTTACTATTAATAACAATTTGATTTTCTTTTATTTTATGAACTTCAGCATTTAACATTGCCAGTTCCATTTTCTGCATATCTTGAACGTAAGTAACAAAGTTATATTTAAGTTCTTTAATACGAGTTTTACGAGTTACAATAAACGTATCTGAATGTATTAAAGTATTAGTGCTAACATCTTCAATAAAGAAAGTTACTGTATTATGTCCATCTATTAATTCTTTGTGTGATTTTACTTTCATTTACATTCTATTTTTACCTTGTTGTATTTGACTACCTATTTTCCTTACATATTGAGTAACATCTCCACGTTGATACATTTGATATTCGTTTTTAAACGCTTCACATATTAAGTAATCGGTTAAATCACTAATATGTCCATACATTTGGTAACTTATACCACTCTTTGCATCCCTCGCTTTAGCTTTATCCTTAGTTCCATCAGCAGCTTCTTTAGTATTAGTAAAGTCCTGGATGGCATCTTTTAAATTTGGATTTATTATAAACTCAATCTCGCCAAAATTACTAAAAAGAATTGTATTAAAAAAATTGCCTCGCATTACTACTGATGGATTTGATTTGCCTACTCTCATAATCGGTTTGTAATTCATTAACTCATTTTGAATAAGTTTAAAGAAATTATGTCCCTTTTGCTGCTTAACATCTTCCTTTTGTGAGGTCGCATCTCCATAAATGAATAAACCACTATCATGAGCAGGATAAAGTCGCTTAAATTCATTACAAACATCTTTAATTGTGTTTTTAGGATTAATGCCTAAGATGGTATTTATTAATCTTACTTGTTTATTAGATATTTGGAATATGCCACAAGGTAAATAAGGATTGACATTTTCATCCCAGCTAATATGCAATGGCAAAGATGGTTCATAATTACATTCTTTGACATGCTTGTCTAAACTAAAATACTTGTAAAATTCAGCTCCTGTACGTTCTTGTAAGTCCCAGTTTCCTTCAACAAACACTTCATATTCATATCGTGGCATTGACTTTAAAGATTCTAAATAGTCAGCAGGAATAAATGGGTTGTCGGTTATTTTAGATGGAATATAAAGCCAGTTGTTAGGTAGTGTGTCACTTCGCCATTTGTTATAAATTAGTTCCTTTACCCAGTTGTTTGTTGGATTGCAAGTAGCTAAAATTAATGGTTTAGGTTGCTTATCAATTATATTAGATCCAGCACGCTCAATACATTTATAGAATGTCTTTTGCTGTAATTCGTTTACTTCTTCTAAAAGAAAGCCATTAACCTCTAAACCTTTAAATCGGTTTAATTCTTTATCATCAACATAATTTTCTCCTAAAAATATAATTTGACTATCATTTTGAAATGTAACAGTTTGCATTTCCTGATTGTATTTCTTAACAAACGAAGTAGGACAAATCTTTGTAAATGATGGAATAGTATTAAGTTTAAGCGTTTGTAATGTTGAACGTATAACAGCCCACTTTGATTTTGGGTACATCTTACATAGTAACAATAAAGCACCTAAACCAGCAAAAGTTTTGCCACCCCTGATACTCCCTCCATACATAATAAAGTTGTAATTATTACTAAATACAGCTTCAAGAAATTCATCTTGTTTAGCAAAACTTTCAAATAATACTTGTTTTGACATTAAAGTTTTATTTCAACTCCACCTATTTTAAATACTTGTTCAAGTGATTCATTTTCAGTTACTAATCCTATTAATTGTTTAGGCTTGCCATATCTGTACTCTAACCAACATTTAATTGCCATTGTGTCACCTATTTCAACTTTAGCAGCTAATGACTGCCAAACAGTTATTGGAGCTAGTGTAGCATCCATTTTTTCAATCATTGCTATTTCATCGGATTTAGGTTTGCGACCTCCACCCCTATTTTCTCCTTTAGTTGATCCGTTATTTTTTCTATTGTCCATAATTGTAATAAATTGTTTAATCAATTATTTGATTTTCCAAAAGTTTTGTGATTCATATTCATCTTGCATTATACAAATGTATTAAATTTATCTAAAAACTCATCAAAGTTGTGACAAATAAAATAAATACCACCGGCACGCTCAATCGCTTGTTGATATTCCTTTTGCACTTCGCTTTGTTTATCCTTCATTTTAATTTCAATCTTTATTGACTTACCTTTATACGTTGCCGATATATCAGCAGTTCCATTTGTTCCTGTACCTTTGATATATTTGCCAGTGCCTATCTTTTTCCTGTTGCCAAGTACATCGGTTACTATTTTAGATTCATCAATATAACGACCAGTGTTAGATATTCGTTCAGCTTGACCGCCGATTAGGTTAATGTAATCAGTTACACACTTAGTTAAGCCGTTTGCAGTTGAATCGTTGTATTTAGTTCTAACAACATAGTCGGGAGGTAATTTAGTACGTGAGCAAGCGTAAGCGTGTTGGAGGTCGGAAAGTTGTTTTAGGGATGGTTTCATAGGTTTTTATGGGTTAATTAATTGATTATCAGTAAAGTAACAAAGTAACAAAACGATTTTACTAGGGTTTCAAAATTTGTTACCTCCAAAAGCCACGTTATTACTACTAAGTAACAAAGTAACAAATATATATATAAAAAATAATATATATATAATGTATTTATAGTGTATTTCATGGGTCATTGAGTATTTTTGAAATTTGTTACTTTGTTACTTTTACTATTAATTTATTAATAATCAATAAGTTACAAAAGTAACAAACTTAAAAAAGTAACAAACTTTAAAATGGATTAACATCATCAAAAATGTTATTAAGTTCATTTTCAATAACTTGCATATTTTGTGAAGTAAATGTGAAAGTTCTTCCAGTAGTAATATTTAATTCATTTTTAGTTCCTAAAATATCAATTCCTGCAAATGGATTATATTTTTTAGGTTCAGATGGATTAATTTTTAATTCATCCTTTAATATTCTACGAATATAATTAATAGTAACCTTACTATCATTTAAAAACCAACGCTTTTTTATATCAATCGGAGTTGCTTCAAATTCGGTTATATTGTTATTCATAAATAAATCATCAATATAATATAACAAATCTTTTGTTAAACCTGTTTTACTTTCTTTTTTAACATTATCTAAAGCATTAGTTTGTATTTCATCTTCGGTAAAAACCATTCGAGATTTACTAAAATCAATTTCAGGAAGATTAATAAGTAATTTTAAAAATTTAGGTATTTCATCTCTTAATTGTTCTTCAATCAAAGTATTTCTTTTACCATTAATTACATTAATTTTTCGCACCCAAAAGCGTATTTCTTCATCATCTATTTTCATAAAATCAGTTTCTTTGTTAGTACAAATTATAACCTTACCAAAAAATGGCACGCTATAATGTTGCACAAATTTTTGTGATACGGACATTGTTTTAGCAGTTGCAATTGATTTTAATTTTTCAATAGTATTTGATTTATCAATTACTGTTTCATCAATCATTATAATATTTTTCGTAGCATAGGCATCATTATAATTAGAAGTTAAATCACTAGGATTGATTAAAGTTGAATTTTCTCCAAACAAAATTTGAATATAATTAAGGAAAGTAGTTTTACCAGTTTGCCTTTCAGTTGAAACTAAGGTTAATACTGGCAAGATTTGTCTAGGATTTTCGTATAATATTTTCATATACTTTAATCCAAGTTCAAATTGTTCTCCAAAAATATGTTTCATTAAACCTATTGTAATAGGTATATCATTATGATCTACATTATCATTAAATGGTAAATGAGCAAATTTAGAATAAAGATTATAACAGTTATTATTAACAGGAACAAACTCTTTATTATTTGGCAAAATAGTAAAATCATCAAATTTATAAATATGCTGCATTAAAGATTTACCATGATCTTCAATAATAGTTGCTTTGTCCCATGACTTCAAAACAACTTGATTAATATCATACCTATTAGATTTGGTAAACACTTTAAAATGGTCAGTACCTACACGAATGTAAGGTATTTCATTTTTCATTAAATTAAACATAACAAAACTAATAGCTTTAGAATTATCACTTTTAAATTTAATAGCAGTTAATAACATAAATTTGGACAAATTTTGTCCAGTTGCTAAATCGTAAGGATTTGATTTTTTAACATCAACTAAATTATTTTTATTTAATTCAAAAGTTGGAGTTTTACTTTGCACTTCACCATCAGTAAAATAAGTAGCATTATTATCTGAATAAGAAATACATTTTTTATCTCCTTCAAATATAATTTTAAAATCACCATAAAAATTAAACCAGTCTACTGGAGTTAATAATGGATTTAATTCGGGTTTCTTAAACTTGCTCATATTATTGTGGGGTTAAATAAGTTGGTTCATTCATTCCTTTGTTAATCATAGTTTTAGCAGTTACTTTATAGATACTTGCTTTTTGACTTAAATAGCTATTGCAATCAATCATTTTATTAATCATATCAATAGCATAATGTTTATCAATATAACCGGCAC